AATATTAGATTCAATCATTTTTCTAACTCCTGAATACGAATCTGATGACGACCACCGTCAAAAGTATTGTTTGAACAAATCTCTAGATATTTGTCTAAAGTATTGTAATCAATATCTCTTGAGGGAATAGCAAAAAAGTTAGCACAATTATGTCTGATTGACATCTCCATTGCAAACTCATTATAAATCAAAGCAGATCTAATACCTTTATACTTGTTCGCACAAATATTGATACCTTGCCCTGTACGACAGAATCCAAATCCATAGTCACAATCCCTCTCTCCAATTGACTTAACTGCCTGAGCAATATAATCACGATAATCACAATCCTTATTCAGAATAGTTCCAAAGTCAATGTATTCAAGACTGTGCTTATTTAAAATCTGTTTAAAAATTTCTTTTGCTTCAAATCCAGAATGATCAGAACAAATGGCAATGGGTTTATCACCAATGCGACGAATAACATTGTTTTTATAAAAATGAAACTCATCAGGAGTTCCAAAAATATGCATCTTATCTACAGATTGAGTAAGAATTTTCTTACCATCATCAATCAAAAGATTATACAGTGGTGAAATATAAAATTCATTTTTTGTTCTAAGATCACGATCAATCATATCTCGTGCATATTTACAAAAATCAGAACCTTTCTTGAATCCGTATATACCAACACAGGCATTACTACTAATTGCTTTCTTTTCAGCAGTTTTCTTTACATACCCATCATCACCCACATCAGCATAACTATAGTTTATAGAGTTTGATTTGAATGTCAAAAGCATTCCATCAGCATCTATCTCATTCATAATATGAGGATTGAAGACCGGTCTAAACTCAATGTCTAAAGTATGAATAATGAGAGGAGCATCGTTATCAATATATTCTTCGGCATAAAGACAACTACAAACAGAACCATCTGTAAGTTTATCTAAAACAACAATTTCAATATCATCACCAAACTTCTTTCTCAAAAGTTCGTCTATGTGAAAATTATAAATTGTTTCATCACGAACTACAAAAATAAGATTGCATCCTTCATAGTCTAAACAATCTAGAGAGATGTCAATCAAATGTTTGTCTTTGATATTGATCAGTTGTTTGGGAACTTTAAATCCCTCTTTAATAAAACGGCTCCCAAGTCCTGCCATAGGGATAAGAATATTTGGTTTCATATAGAATTTTTAATAATTTCAGTAGTCTTTAAATGTGCAAATTCAATCCAATTATGAATATCTCCCTCACCTTTTAATAATTTATATAAAAAACAGGAAGCAAATATATCACCTGCTCCCAAAACATTTACATCTTTCAGTATCAGATCTTCAGGTAGTTTGTAAAAAAACTCTTTTTCTCCATTAGAAACAATACTACCAGATGCACTATGAAGAATTACCCAACCTTTTGTTTCGGATGTGTAGTCTGATAAATCACTATCAATATCTTCATCAGATATAAAAAGATAATCAATATACTTAAGTAAATTTTTATTTACAGATTTACCAGGACATATATCTGCTGTAATAATTCCATCAAGAGTGGGAATAAAATCATACAGTTTCATCTCATTCAAATAGATAAGATGATGAATTGTAGATGAAAAAATTTTTGCTTTGTGTTGAACTAAACTAAGTTGAACTTTAGAATATCTTTTAGCTGCAGGTTTATCAATATAGATGAGTGCTTGTCCAATGTCAATAGGAGACAATCCAATATCAAGAGTTGAATCAATTTCTAATAATGCCTTCCATACATTTGCCATTGATCCTAAAGTTTTCTTTTCTTTAGTCCCTTCAAGAATAGTATCAATCGTTAAATGTCCGTAAAGAGAAACGTCTTTCATTAAAATTTTTCCTTTAAGTCAAGTTCATAGATCTTGTCTATTACTTTATCATAAGAGAAGCAAGGAAGCAACCCATCTATTTCAAGTGTGTCGAATAGTGTCATAACTACATTTTCACCACCCTTAACTGGCAGAACTTTAGAAACCTGCTTAACACATCTTGGAGAGTCTATAAGACAATATGGATGAAAAACTTTTCTCATAATTCCAATATCAAAAAGATCATCTCCAACATATACAGTTTCTGCATCAGAACATTTATAATCTTCCAAAATTTTTCCAAGATAATTTTTCTTATCACTATGAAAACCCTCTCCACGATTAGCAATCACATGAAGATTTCTATTCTCAAGAATACTAATATTATATGGGTCACCAGTCAAAAATACTACATTAATACCTATTGCACGAAATCTTTTTATTGCAGTCCAATCTTTATCACAAAATGTTTTTAACTTAACTGTTCCCTCACGGTCATAATATTTTATGCCATCTGTCATGACACCATCAACATCAAGAATAAGTAATTTAATCATACTAGTTTTTACAAAAAAATTTTAATTGTTTATTTGACCATTAATCCAATAGTAAGTATAACGAATACCTTCTTTAAGTGTCATTTCATAGTCCCAATCCAACTTCTCACGTATCAAATCATTATTAGAGTTGCGACCACGAACACCCAGAGGTCCATCAAGTTTGTGAGTTTTAGAAACTTCTTTTTCTGCAACTTCGGCAGCAATATCCACAAGTTGATTAATAGTCACCATCTCTTCAGAACCAATGTTCACAGGACCTATAAAGTCACTTTCCATTAGTCTTCTAGTTGCTTCGATGCATTCATCAATGAACAAGAAGGAACGAGTTTGTAACCCATCTCCCCACACCTCGATAGGTCCACCCGACTGCGGGAGCTTAGCAACTTTGCGGCAGATTGCAGCTGGTGCTTTCTCTCTGCCACCGTCCCAGGTGCCTTCTGGACCAAAAATATTATGATACCTAGCAATCCTAATAGGGATGTCATAGTTGCGATTGTAGGCAAGATAGAGACGTTCACTAAAGAGTTTCTCCCATCCATATTCGGAGTCTGGGTTAGCGGGGTATGCGGATTCTTCACGACAGTCTGGGTTATCAGGATCTAATTGATTATGTTCTGGATACATACATGCCGATCCAGAATAGAAAATTTTAGTTTTATTAACAGCATGTGCATAATTAATATTTTTTACTTGTTCCAAAATATTAAGATTAATTCTTACCGAGTTATGCATAATGTCTGCATCATTCTCACCAGTAAATACAAAACCTGCTCCACCCATATCAGCAGCAAACTGATAAATTTCATCAAAAGGTTCGCAAAACTTATCTGCAATATCTTTATAGAAATTTCCGAGATGTCCATTAAATAAAGCGCATCGTCTTACAAAACTAACATCTCTCAAATCACCAACAACAAACTCATTCGCTTCCGTTTCAGAAAATTCAGGATGTTTAAGATCTACACCACGAACCCAGTATCCTTCGGAACGAAGTCTCTTTACCATATGACTTCCAATAAATCCACCGGCACCAAGTACAAGTGCAGTTTTTTTATAATCGGACATAATTTTTTTTTTTTCAATTCCTAATGTATATATTACTATAGTATCAACAGAAAGTCAATATATTTTACACATTTCAAGAAGTCCCTCGTTAAAATTCATATGCGGAAGATAACCAAGTGAGGAAAGTTTATGATTATCGAGTGTCATATTTTTAACTTGAATATATTCTTGATCTTTGGGAAATGGAATTGATAGTATTTCACTCTTGCTAGAAACTACATCTCTAGCGGTTAAGATAATATCTCTAAAAGATTTAGAATATCCTGTAGAGATATTATAAATTTCGTTCACGTTAGATTGATCTATTAAAAATTTAATAGATCTACAAATATCATCAACAAACATATAATCTTTTTGAAAATCTCCTCCTTCAAATAATTTAATTTCTTTGTTTTGTTTAAGAAGTCCAATCATAAATCCAAGAACATTTTTTCCTGGAGTAATTGTAGGATCTAATCCATAAACATTTCCAATTCTAAAAATTCTATATTTTATATCAAATGTTTTGCAATAAGAAATTAATAATTGTTCTGCACTTCTTTTAGTAATCGAATAGAACCCTGTAGGATTGCAACAGTCATTTTCTTTTGCATATAATACATCATTGCCATAGACAAAACCAGAACTTATAAAGTTAAATGTTATATCCTTCTTCTTGCAATTAGATAAAACATTCATCAATAGAGTTAAATTAGTATCAATATCTACATGCAAATCTTTAAAGATACTTTGATTTGTTGTTGTGCTAATAAAATAAAGGCTATCTTTTGTAAGAGGAATTGTATCGTCTCTTGGGACTAAAGTAACTTTGTCAGAATACATTTCACAAAATTTACCTCCAATAAATCCAGTTCCTCCAAATACAGATAAATTAGTCATACTTATGACACTGTTCAAATGATTTTCCTACCTTATCTTTTGTAGACAATATGGGTTCTCGTATATTCACCCAGTCAATATTCAAGATAGGGTCGTCCCATGCAAGAGTTTCTTGATCATCTGGTATATAATAATCAGTGGTTTTGTATGTAACTTCTGTTGTTTCACTCATTACATGAAATCCATGTGCAAACCCAGGTGGGATCCATAGTTGTTTCTCTGGTCGATTTAATGTAACACCTATCCACTTACCAAAAGTTTTCGAAGATTTTCTAAGATCAACAGCAACATCGTAAATAGAACCGGAGATGCATCTTACTAGTTTTCCCTGTGGATATTTAATTTGATAATGCAGTCCACGTAAGACAGATTGTGATGATTTTGAATGATTATCTTGAACAAATTCTATAGGATAATCAACAATGTCACGGAATTGTTTCAAGTTAAATGATTCCATAAAAAAACCACGATCATCTTGAAATAATTTATTTTCAATAATATAAACGTCGTTAAGTTCAGTTTTGATTCGATTCATACCAGTCAATTGTTTTTTTAAGTCCTTCATCAATATTAAATTTTGGTCTCCAATTTAAATCAGCAGAAATTTTATTAATACTAGTTGAGTATCTTCTATCATGTCCTGGCCTATCTTTTACATATTCTATCATACTTTCTTCTTTTCCCATCATAGAAATAATTTTTCTAATTAAATCAATATTATGAAGTTCACATTCTCCTCCAATATTATATTTCTCTCCAATTTTACCCCCCTTCCATACTTCTATTAATGCTTCACAATGATCCTGAACATATAACCAATCTCTAATTTGTTTTCCGTCACCATATACAGGAACATTCTTACCTCTTAAAAGGTTACATATTGTTTGAGGTATAAGTTTTTCTCTATGTTGTCTTGGACCATAATTATTAGAACAGTTTGTAATAACCGTAGGTAAATCATATGTATTATTGAATGCCTTTACAAAGTGATCACTAGATGCTTTTGATGCAGAATATGGATTTCTAGGATCATAATTAGTTTCTTCTGTGAAAGATCCATTTTCTATAGAACCATATACTTCATCAGTAGAAATGTGCATAAACTTTTCAACTTCATATTTTAAAGAAGCCATAAGAAGATTTACAGTTCCAATAATATTTGTCTGAATAAAAGGAGTGCAGTCTTTAATAGAATTATCTACATGACTTTCTGCGGCAAAATGAAAAACATATTTTGGTTTATGTGTAGTAAAAATTTCAAATACTTTATCTTTGTCTGATATATCATATGGAAGTAAAGTTACTTCCTTTGGAACATTATTTAAATTAGAAGCATAAGTTAAACTATCCAAACAAATAATTTCATCATCACAAGAATCAATTAAAGTATTGAGAAAATTACTTCCAATAAAACCTGCTCCACCCGTAACTAAAATTGACATTACTTATACTTCTCCAAAAGTTCTGGGGAATATTGTTCTACAACCTCATCAGTTTGTTCAGACATTTTTACTTTTTCAAATTCATATACTCTATTTCTAATTTCAGTTGAAGAATATGTGTGTCTTCTCAAATGATAATGTATATGAATTCCATTATCAATACAATACTGTTTTCCAGTAACATCTACATCTTTATATTCTTCACTTAAAAATCTAATATTAAATGTTTGAGTTTGAATTAAATTAAGCAAATCTAATTCTGTTTCATATACTAAAATTTCATCCACATATTTACACCCTTGCAATTGAACATATCTTTCGTATATAGATTGTACTGGTTTATTTTTAACTCCAGGTCTATCTATGGTAGGATCCACTTGAAGTGCTACTTTTAAGTAATCACATAATTCTTTTTCCATCTTAAGCATGGTAACATGACCAGCATGGAATAAATCGAAAGAACTACATTGAAATCCTATTTTCATGAGAAAAATTACTTTGTTTATATTATACTAAAAAAGGAGAGTTTATGCAACTCTCCTCATAAGGTCTTGCCATGCACGCCACTTGCTCTTTGACCAGAAGCAAGAAACTGGACAGTAGTAACCCACCCGCACCAACGGCATTTGAGAGATGCCGTAAACTCATAAGAGGGTCATAATGACTCCACCAGGTCTAGTTTTCAGACGATACCGAGTCTCTAACATAACAAGGAACACCATCTGGATCTAACCATTTGGAATACTCAAAGTCTTCTATAGCTAGAAAGCATTGATCGGCATTATCAAAAAGATAGATGTCAGAGTATTTTTTACTATATCCATCTGCCTTCTGAAGACGTAAATCAGGTTTACCATTAAGTTGAATGTAACCCTTCTGCACATAACGATAAGGGAACCTTTCGTGAATAACAACTGTCTTAGTCATTGCGACGGACTTTGGATCAAGATCATTCA